CAAAAATAGAATCATAACCAATACTAGGTTCTACTACCAGCATTTTTTCTTTCAATTTATCACAAGTGGCTTGATGCCCGAATCCCCAAAAGGCTAGTAAAAACTCATTAGGACTTTGGCGACGTTTTAGAATTTCGGCAGTAGCATTGGAGTTAAATTCTTCATGGACTTTATTGCCTATGGTTTGAGGGAGAAAATCTTGCCATTTTTTATTTTTATATTCAGCATCATAAGTTTTTTTAGAAATTACATTGATGTGCTCTGTGCAATTAACGTCTGAATCAGGGTGTCCATAATGATAGACAGTATGACCTCGAAGGGTCATTTCTGTGCAAAACTTATATACTTTTTGAGTGAAAGCGCATAAAGTTATTTCTTTTCGGGTGGGATACACCGGAATGGATAAAACATGAAAAACCATTTATTTTTATATATTATAGTAGAATAACCCCTAAGTCAAGTGTAATAATATATGAACATATGGCAGCTAGGCGTAAGAAACCTAAGACGACGGAAAAATTTTTGCCTAACATAGAAAGCAAGTATAAATTACATTTTAAACAATTTGATTTAACAGAGAAGCAAAAAGATTTTTTAAAAAAAGCGTTTGACCCACAAACGCGGATCATGTTTATCTCGGGACCGGCAGGATGCTCTAAAACATTTATGTCAGTGTACTCAGCTTTGCGGCTTTTTAACGAGGAAAATGAATATGATATTTTTTATGTGAGAACTATTGTAGAGAGCGCAGAGAGAGGATTGGGTCATTTGCCCGGAGATGTAGAAGAAAAGTTTAATCCTTTTATGATGCCTCTTAATGATAAAATGCAGGAAATTTTAACTACAGATCAAATTAAAATGCTTACAGACGAACATATTATTTCTGCTGCTCCTGTTAACTACTTAAGAGGAGCTAACTGGGCAAATAAGCTAATTATTGCTGACGAGTCCCAAAATTTCACGTTGAAGGAGTTAGTAACTTTAGTGACGCGTATAGGTAAAAATACTAAAATGTTTATCTGTGGAGACCCTTTGCAATCTGATATTAATGGAAAGACAGGGTTCCGCACTATGTACAATACTTTCTCAGATAAAGAAAGCGCAGAAGAGGGAATTCATTGTTTTGAATTCACTAAAGAAGATATTGTTAGAAGCGAAATTCTTAAATTTATTGTAAATAAAATTGAAAACATCCCCAAAATTAAAAATATATAAAAATGGCTAGTATATTTTGTCCTGATTGTGGAGCGAAAGCTACCTTTACTTTAAGCAAACCTAAGTTTTGCGAGTCCTGCGGAACTAGGTTTGGAACCGTGAGTAGCACAGCAACAGCTGCACATCAAGAAGAAGTAGAGGAGGTGGATGATATCCCCGCGTTAAGCAAGCTGGAATACTCTATTGAGGTTGAGAGCAGCAAAACTACTTTGGGGGATTTGTTTCATAATCCACTAAATCCTGCAGAAATTGATTCAAACACTACCCCCTCCAAGGGGCGTCGCAAAAGCAAAGCAGATAGGGAAAAGATCGTCGCTCAATCCATGGCAGAATGTGCATCACGCCAAAAGCCACAGGTAACTGAGGATGGAGCATAATGACACTTACGAAGATAAAGCTCATATAATAGACAACGAGATACGCAAGAGGTACTATAAATGGCACCTACATGCTATCGCGTGGTTTGATTTTGATGATGTAGCCCAAATCATTCGAGCACATATTTATAAGAAATGGAACCAATGGGATCAGTCTCGTGCGCTAGAACCATGGGTAAATAAGATTATATCAAATCAACTAAAGAATATTCTTCGCAATAATTATTCTAATTTTGCGCGACCTTGCTTAAACTGTAAGCATAACCAATCTAAAGAACAAGGGGAGGGACAGGTAGCAGCATTATGCGCTTTTACCCCCAGTGGCCTTCAGACCAACGAATGCGCAGACTTTGGAAAATGGGAAAAGACTAAAAAAAATGCCTATGATATCAAAATGCCCCTTTCCTTAGAATTTCATACTTATAGCCACAACACAGCCCCTGAAGATCATTTTGACATTAGCCGGGCCACTAATACATTACATGGTAGAATGAGGACCTTGCTAACAACGCGGCATTATTTTGTTTATAAAATGCTTTTTATTGACGGGATAGCAGAGGAAGAAGTGGCGCGTATATTAGGATATAAAAGCAACGAAAAGGGAAGAAAAGCTGGATACAAGCAAATTAAAAATTTAAAAAATCAATATAAAACTTTAGCCAAAAAGATAATAGATAAAGAGGATATTTTTTATGAGTAATTACGTTCTATCGAAAGATGAAAAAAATCGGGGGGTGGAGCTATTCAAAGAATTGGATGGAGACCTAAATGAGGCCGCAAAAAAGCTCTTTGACGACCCCAATGAAAAAGGAAGCACTGTGCGAGGCAGGGCGTTGCGTAAATTTTGGGTAGAGAAGGGATTCGAGTATCGCACTAAAGTTAAGAAAAAAAGCAGCAGATACTTTCTAGAGGATACTGAAAAAGATTTTGTTCATCGCCATTATTGCGTAGAAATGACTAAGAGAGAAATTGCCCAGCTCTTGTGGAAAGATGAAACGAATCATCGAGGGTTTTATGAAAGCACGAAGTTTATTGCTTTGTCTGATTTTATTAATAAAGAATTTCCTAACTTGACTAACATGCGCGATGACGCTGCAAGCGATCGTTACGCTCCCCCTAAAATTATGAGTACTGCTATTAAGAAAGTAAATAAGGTAGTATTTAAGGATTTTGATATTGAAAAGATTAATATACAAGATAAAAAATGTTTAGAAAGATTGCTTACTTATTTGTCCGCCCCACGTTTCGTGCAGGTAATAAATTCCTATACTACTAAAGCTAATCGAGAGCTTTTCGAATCTGAATTTACTAGGTCTACATGGGATAAGCCCGATTTAACAGCAGATGAGCTAAATCTTTATATTAACGTTTGCATGGATTATGTAAATTTAAAAGAGATAGAACAACAAAAACAAAAACTCAATCTTATGTTTGATGACGCAGAGGGGCAAAACGACTTAACTATGCGTTTGACGGAAATGTTAAAAACTAAGTCTGAAGAATACAACCAATGCACCAATCGTATTGATAAGATGATCGCAAAACTTAACGGGGAGCGTGCAAAGCGAATTTCAAATATGCAGCAACGGAACGCTTCTGTTTTGGCTTTAGTGCAACTTTTTCAAGAAGAGGAGGAGCGGAATCTAATGATTAAAATGGCTGATATGCAAAACAGTGCCGTAGAAGAGGAGGCGGATAAGATTGAACAAATGACAGATTGGAAGGCTAGAGTATTGGGAATTAGCAGACAGGAGATTATTTAATGGAACGCCTAGTAAAAAAAGTATTTAGGTGCGCTGAATGTAAAAAAGAGTTTGAGGGCCGTTCTTCGTTGCATAAACATTTGAAGCAGCACGGCCTTTCGATGGCTGAATATTACACCCTTCACTTCCCTAGATACAACAAACTAACCGGGGAAGCTTTACCGTTTAAAAATATTGATCATTATTTTGAAAGAGACTTTTCCACAAAACAACAACTAAAGAAATGGTGCTCAGAAGCGCCCCAAGGGGAGGTTCAAAAATATATTCTTTCTTTGATTGAAAAGAGACAGCTAAAAAAGGAAAGGCCTTATGCTCCTTTTCATTTAGAAATTAAAAGCTGTTTTTTGCCTGATATAGACACTTACAGAACGATTTTTGGAAGTTATAATGAAGCAGCTGACCAAATAGGATTACGCCCTCTGTACCATAAGAAAATCCCAGCAGGCTTTTTTACTAATCGATTGCCTGCATTGTCTATTGCTGTAGACACTCGAGAACAAACGCCCCTTGAATTTGAGGAGCCTTATAAAACCAAAAACCACAAATTAGATGTGGGGGATTATACTTTGTTTGGGGATCATTACTCTTATACTTTTGTCGACAGGAAGTCTGGATCGGACTTGCAGTCCACCTTAAGTAATAAAAACTATGATCGTTTTAAAAGGGAGTTAAATCGTGCCAAAGAGTTAGATTCTTATTTATTCGTGGTAATAGAGTCCACTCCTGAAAAGATAATTAAAGCAAGTAGGGCTTTTGGTCGAAAAGGTAATATAGACTATATATTAAAAAGGATCAGAGACTTAAGTTATGAGTTTAAGGGCCATTGTCAATTTTTATTTACAGGAGACAGGCAGGTGTCCCAAGAGATGATTTTACGGCTGCTGTTTTTTGGAAAGCAAGTGTGGGAAACTGACATGCAATATTTTTTAGATCATGAGTTGGATAGAAGGAACACAAAATAGACCACCTAGGCGCTATCGCTCTAATAAAGAGCTGCGTGAGTTAAAAGGGTTCTTAGAAGAACGAGAGGCTAAGATTGCCCTTTATGAATTTTTACGTAATAATATTACTTTTACTGCAGAGCTTTTAATGGGAATTAAACTTTTTCCATTTCAACATATAGCTGTAAAAAGTATGTTTGAGACAGATTACTTTTTAGGGGTATGGTCTCGTGGAATGTCTAAATCTTTTACCACGGGAGTCTACGCTGCCTTAGATGCAATTTTAAACCAAGGTGTTGAGATTGGTATTCTTTCTAAATCTTTTAGGCAAGCGAAAATGATCTTTAAAAAGATAGAAGATATTTCAATGCATCCGGACGCCGGGCTTTTTAAGCAGTGCATTACTAAAGTTTCTAAGAGTAATGATGAGTGGTTAATGGAAATAGGCACTAGTCGCATCAGAGCCCTTCCTTTGGGAGATGGAGAAAAGCTTCGTGGCTTTCGTTTTCATCGTATTATTATTGATGAGTTTTTGCTCATGCCTGAAAGAATTTATAATGAGGTTATTGTTCCTTTTTTATCTGTAGTCACTAATCCAACTCAGCGAGACGACCTTCACAAATTGGAAACTAAATTAATTGAAGATGGTATAATGGAAGAGGCTGAGAGATATATTTGGCCTAATAATAAATTAATAGCTCTTTCTTCTGCTTCTTACAAGTTTGAATATTTATACAAACTTTATCAACAGTTCGAGTTTAATATTACATTGCCAGAGCAAAAAGATAAAGCTTCACGATGTATAATGCATTATTCGTATGATTGT